TTATCTTTCGTACTCGGTGAAATAACGCTGTGATTCACCCTGGTCGAGAAATTCGAATGGTGAAAGTTGAATAATATCTGGTCCTGCAGACCACACTTCATTAACTCTTAAGATAATATCGCCTTCCTGAAGCGTCAGAAGGTTATTAATGCGTAACACAGCAAATCTGCCATTTTCAAATTCGACCTGATACAACGCAACTTTCTTCAGCGGCATGATGGTTCTTCCACGAATTACCCGGCAGCAGAGTTCAGCACTCGATGAACTTTTCATGATAAACCTCTAATCTATTCATACTCTTCTGTTCAATAAATTAATCTGCAGCATTGTGAATCTGACCTCAGCGCACACGTTGTGCAGATTTCAATTGGCCCGTCTGGACTGTATTTGTTCATATCCGTAAATATAGCGGGTTTATGAAAATAATCTGATACACCCTCTGCAGGGTTAAAAAGTGACTCCGGGGTATTGAATGAGGATTAGCGGTGTCTTTTACAGGGAAAATAGTGGGTAAGAAAGTGTGAGGTTAATCAGGGAAAGGGAGAGGTGAAACGGCTGACGCGGCAATATACTGAAGCCTTCATCTCCCTGACGTAGTTTACTCGGCACGGCCCCGACCAGTGGAGATATGCGCACTAAGGCATCATCACGCCGCCTGTTGAGTTCGCGAAAGGCCGAACTTTCCATCTGATGGAATCGGACATCAATCAGCAGATTTCCGGCCTGCCGGGTTAGCTGGCGGTGGCTTAACAGAAAAATTTCAGATTTTTATAGGAAGAGAGAAACAAGGAAGGGGGATTTGAAGGATAAACAAAAAAGCCACCCTGAAAGCTAGCTTCAATATGCTGATTTAACAGTTAAAATTTGGTGGCCCCTGCTGGGCTTGAACCAGCGACCAAGCGATTATGAGAAAGTTGAATACCAACGTAAAAACAATAACTTGCGTTGTTTAACAATGACATAGGTTGCCAATGATTGCCAATCATTTGCCAACCTTGACCATCTCTGCCGCCATTTTGTCGCCACTATTGGCTAGCGGGTTTAGCTTTGCGGCTTCTTCTAAATGGTCGGGTGCAAAGTGGGCATATCGCATAGTCATTTTGATATCTGTATGGCCCAACACTCGTTGTAACACTAAGAGGCTTCCCCCGTTCATCATAAAGTGACTTGCAAACGTATGGCGTAAAACATGCGTAAGCTGCCCGGCTGGCAACTCAATTTCTGTTCTTTCAAGAGCTGACCGAAAGGCGCCATAACAATCAGCGAATAATCGACCAGTTTTTTTTTCAGGAATTATTTTATAAATTGCATCTGTAATAGGGACGGTCCGGTTCTTTCGACCTTTGGTTTTTATATATGTAATTTTGTTTTTTGTTACCTGGCTTCTTTTCAATTCTTCAGCTTCTGACCATCTTGCGCCAGTAGCAAGGCAAATTTTTACAACGGTTTCTAAGTCTGCTTGATCGCTGTTGCGGCATTCAGATAGCAGGTGTTCTATCTGAGAATGAGTCAACCAAGCCATTTCGCTTTCTTCAGTTCGAAAGGGACGAATGTGTCGTAAAGGGTTTTCACCTGTCCACTCTCCGAGCCTGCCGAGTTCATTAAATACGGCACGGAAATATGCCAGCTCTAAATTTAGCGTGCGGGGAGAAACTTCCTTAACGCGATTTGAACGAGCAAAGTCACCTTTGAGGCGTCGCTCTCTGTAGCGTGAAAACATTTGAGCATCAAAATCAACGGCAAGCGGCTCGCCCATGCACTCAAATGCATGAGTCATTGTAAGTTTTCTCTTTTCGCCGTCTTTGAGGGTGATGCCGTGAGCGCTATACCAGGAGGCGATAAGGTCTTTCAGTGTGCGGCGATCTGCTTGTTCCTCATTCCAGGGCTGTTGAGTAGCATGCTGTTCAAATGCTAACGCTTCACCTTTAGTCGCAAACTTTTTGCGGATGCGCTTGCCATCTCGCCCGTTAGGGTAGACCTCGCTTATCCAGCCACCTTGAGAAAGTTTGCGCACGGTCATTAGTTCACCTCGCTGTACACACCAATTACGCGGCCAAAAGGCTTGATATCATCAATGCCGCACTCAAACGTGATTTTTCCGCCTGCGACATGAATTTTTCTTCCTGGCAGAACGGTTATCTCTCTAAGGCTGATTGAGCTTTCGATATCTACAATCCAGAGGCCATCAGCTAAAGAAGCCTCTTGTTCAACAATGTAGCTTTTTCCTTCATTCCTAACGCAGACCGCGCTCTTGAGCGGCTTACCAAATAAGTCCTGGTCAATACTTAGATTGCTAACTTTAGTTAGCTTTCCCTCGCTTAATGTAAATAACTCCAGCCTCACAGATTTATCTGGTTCGCTTCCAGTGGGATTCACAGTCCCTTCACCTGTCATAAGCCACTTAAGATCAGCACCAGTTTCTAAAGCGCAGTGCACGGCAAAGTCGTAAGACACATTGCCGCGTGTATAGCGGTTTTGAAGAGAGCTGGCGGCGATTTGGAAGTGGTTTGCTAGCTGAACTTTTTGAGTGAAACCGTAAACCTCACAGATCCTATTTAGTAACGCTTCGTTATTAAAATTAGAATTAAGCATTAAAATTAGCATTCCTATGTTGCGAGATACTAAAATTAGCATTAGTATCGCTATGAATTAGGCAATTGATGGCAAGCGTCGGCAAAACTTTGGCAATCAATGGCAGAAACATACAAAAGAGGAATGATGCAATATGGCTTCTGAAATCGCAATCTTCAAAGTTCCGGCCCCTATCGTTACAACCGAGCAATTTGCTGAGCTGGAAGGCGTGTCCCTTCGTACTGTTTATCGTTGGACAACTGGCGACAACCCGCGCTTACCAATTGAAGCTCGCTCTATCCGCAAAGGATGCAAAAGAGCTGGCGGGCCTATTCGCATTTATTACGCTCGCTGGAAAGAAGAACAGCTGCGTAAGGCTTTTGGTCATTCTCGTTTTCAGCTCATTATTGGCGGCTAATTCACATTAAGTGAATAGGGAGATTCGCACATGTTTGATTTTAAGACTTCCACCCATAACCACTATGACGACGCCTGCCGCAAGTTTGCGCTGACGCACAGCATGGCTGAGCTGGCGCAGCGAGCAGACATGAAAGCGCAGACCCTACGCAACAAGCTGAACCCGGATCAGGTTCATCAACTGACTGTTCCAGAATTGCTATTGCTTACCGATTTGACCGAAGACGCCACGCTGATTGACGGCGCGCTCGCTCAACTGCACTGCCTGCCATGCGTACCGGTTAATGAGCTGGCAAAAGAAAAATTTCCGTCCTACGTGCTAAAGGCTACTGCTGAAGTCGGAAGCATGGCCGCCAGTGCCGCAAACCCGGAGCGGATAACTGCAACGTCCCGCCGCAGTATCCTGGAGGCTGCAAATACCGGCATTCGTTGCATGATGCTGGCCGCACTGGCCGTACAGACCCGCGTTCACTCTAACCCGACTTTAGCCTCAACCGTTGACGCTATCAGCGGGCTGGGTGCTTCGATTGGCATTAGCTGAGGGCGCACGATGATTTCATTTGCTGCATACCTTAAGCGCCAGAGTCCGTCAATGTCCTACGGCAATGGCTGGATCATGGGCGAGAACGGCAGACCGTGGCATCCATGTAAAAGCCAGCAGGAACTGCTGAAAAGCATCACAACAAAGCGCGCCGGATATTCTCAATGCCTGCGTCGTATTTTCGGTGGCTAACATGAAAGTTTTATGGGAAGTACCAAAGCAACACGCGCCCGCCAGTTTTTCCAAAATTCATTTGATGGGCGCTCGCGTTGATAAAATTCAGCCAATGACGTTTGATGAATTTCGCAAAAAATGGCGTCAGATGCGTGACAATAACGCTAACGCCGCATTGCGTTATTTTAATCATCAGAATGACGAGTTTAAATTCTGCGTACTTACGCTGGCAAACCGTGAAAGCCCGAAAAGTTTTAAGCCGGAGGAAATAGGAAAGCCATTCCAGTATTTCGAAGAACACCGCAGGAGGCTGATTATTATTGCCATGAATAAGATGGCACGATGGGGCAGCATTTTACCTCGTCAGTTTTCAACCGCAGACTGTTTTTTACCTGAGTAAATAATTTTCAAAAAACGAAAGGCGTAAACCCGCCGGGCATTCTATTGCCTGAATTCTGGAGAAAGTTAAATGAGACATATCGAAACAAGAAAATTCGACGCCAACGTTGAGCAGCTTTCCGCAATCATCACCGCTGCCCGCGCTGAAGAACGTGCCGAGCGCGGTTTGCAAGTGGCTCGGCGCTTAACTGAGATTGCCATGCGTATTCAGCAAAAAGGGCTTAGCGGTGCTGAAGCTGCCGAGTTGCTGCGTCAGGAAGCTGAGCGTTATCAGAACGAAGCGCAGGAGGCTATTCACTAATGGCCGACTCAATGGACATGGCGCAGGCTCGCGCCGAAGAGTTGCTGGCGCGCAACATCGCCAGCGTGGTTAATCGCCCGATCAGTGTCGCGGCTTCCTTCTGCGAAGACTGCGATGCGCCTATCCCTGAACAACGCCGCCGCGCCGTGCGTGGAGTGATTCGCTGTGTCAGCTGCCAGGACGTGGCCGAGCGTTATGCAAAATTTTCTAAAGGCGGTGCAGCATGAGTGCAATTCATGATTTGAAAATCGGGCCTTTTTATTTTCAGGCAGTATCAAGCGGCAATAAAAAAGCTGAGTTTAGAAATAATGATCGCGATTTTAAGTGCGGCGACTATCTGCTTCTACGTGAATGGGAAGGAGAATATACAGGGCAAAAGGTATTAGTGGTTGTAACTCATATTTTGCCAGTTGAAAAACTGATTCCCGGTGCAGGAAGCTGGGCGGTTCTTTCTTTTGCAAATATTGATGAAAGTGACACCTTCAAAATCTTAACGGCTAATTTCGGGGGTGCTGCATGAGCACGATTCTGAAGTGGGCGGGCAACAAGTCCCGCGTAATGCCGGAACTGCTGACGCACCTGCCAGAAGGTGAACGCCTGGTCGAGCCTTTTGCCGGTTCATGCGCTGTAATGATGAATACCGATTACCGGGCCTACCTGATTGCCGATATAAACCCTGACCTGATTAACCTCTATCGCCAGATAAAAGAGCACACCCGCCCGTTTATCGTTATTGCGGCCAGCCTGTTTAATCAGAACGTGACCGGTGAAAGCTATTATGCCGCCCGTGAGGCGTTCAACCATAATCCGGCGCTGCCTCTCCTGGAGCGCGCCGCGTATTTCCTCTATCTGAATCGGAATGGCTATCGAGGTCTTTGCCGCTATAACAAACGTGGTGAATTTAACATCCCGTTTGGTAACTACGCAGAGCCATATTTCCCACTGGCCGAGATAGAAGCATTCGCGAAGAAAGCGCAGCGCGCGACGTTCATCTGCGCTGACTTCCGCGAAACGCTGCGCCTAACTAAAGCTGGCGATGTGGTGTACTGCGATCCGCCTTATGACGGTACGTTCGCTGAATATCACTCTGCAGGTTTTGGCAAAGACGAGCATCACGATCTGGTAAGCATGTTGCTCGACGTCTCTGAGCGTTGTCCGGTTGTCGTTTCAAACAGCGACACACTCTATACCCGAAGCATTCTTCGCGATTTCAATATTGCCAGTATCAGCGTAGCCCGCTCGGTTGGCGTTGCCGCGGGTAAAAGCAAGCGCGCATCTGAAATCATTGCAGTGCGCCAGCCTGTCGCAGTCCCTGCGTTGTCTGGATTAGCAGGTTCTCAATGGACTGCAGAACTGCAGGCGGCTCAATGATTGAGGAGTACGCTTACCCGTGGAATGCTCCACGGGAAGCCATCGCCAGCCCTTACCCAACCTACGAGGAAATGCACAGCCGCAGTCAGATGATTGCGGCTTTAGTGCGTGCGCAGGAACTTCTCGAAAAGCAGCCGACGCTGATTCAGATTGATGTGAAGCGTCGGGTTAGCGAGTTGGAAAAAACACAGGGTATTGATCGTGCCAATGCGTACTTAACGAAAACTTTAGTTGAGCGCACATTGCCACGCGTTGAAACCGTTAACGCTCAATATCGCCTCGGTGAAATGAGTCACGGCACGTTTAACCTGCTGGCAAGCAATGCCACTAAACAGGCAGGCGCGGCCAGCGCGGGCGGCACACTTTGGGAGCTGATGCGCCGCTTTAACCGTCTGCCGGATATGGCACGCGCCGACGTCGATTTGCTGGCCGGGGATGTCGCTAATTTCATCCTCGCCGAGCTGGTACAGGCACACGCGCAGGCCAGCAACGAGTCAGATTACAAATACACGCACCGTGTTTACATGACCGCTGCCACCATCACCCGCGAGATGAGCCAGACGCCTCCATTGTGGGAAAAGGTCACGTCTCGCCTTTTTGACCCGGAAGAAGTTACTCCGGCAATCCTGCGTATGCAGACGGAAAAATGGTGGAAAGGCCGACTGCGCCGCGTGGCCGCATCATGGCGTGAACACCTTCAGATCGCCCTGGCTAACGTCAGCAATAAGCATACCCCCTACGCCAGCAGCATGACCGTTTCAGAGTGGCGCGAGCAGAAGCGCCGCACTCGTGAATTTCTGAAAGGAATGGAGCTGGAAGACGAGGAAGGCAACCGCATCAGCCTGATCGAGAAATACGACGGCAGTGTGGCCAACCCGGCGATCCGCCGCTGCGAGCTGATGACCCGCATTCGTGGCTTCGAAAACATCTGCAATGAAATGGGCTTCATCGGCGAGTTTTATACGCTGACCGCCCCGGCGCGCTATCACGCCACAATTAAAACCGGGCATCGGAACCGCAAATGGAACGGCGCCAGCCCGGCCGACACGCAGCGTTACCTCTGCAGTGTCTGGCAGAAAATCCGCGCCAAACTGCACCGCGAAGAAATCCGCATCTTCGGGATCCGCGTTGCTGAGCCTCATCATGATGCGACCCCACACTGGCACATGCTCATGTTTATGCGTCCGGAGCAGGCTGAGCGCGTGCGCGAAATTATGCGCGACTACGCCTGGCAGGAAGACGGTAGCGAACTGACTACCGACAAGGCACGTAAAGCCCGTTTTCACGCCGAGGCTATCGACCCGGAGAAAGGCAGCGCAACGGGTTACGTTGCTAAATACATTTCCAAAAATATTGATGGTTATGCTCTGGATGGCGAGACAGACGACGAGAGCGGCAAAGACCTGAAAGAAACTGCCTCGGCCGTTTCTGCCTGGGCGGCACGCTGGCACATCCGGCAATTTCAGTTTGTGGGCGGTGCGCCGGTCACGGTTTACCGCGAGCTGCGCCGCATGGCAGACAGCGAAACCGCGCACGGCCTGAGCATTGAGTTTGCCGCCGCGCATGACGCAGCCGATGCAGGAGACTGGGCCGGATACGTTAACGCGCAGGGCGGCCCATTCGTGCGCCGTGACGAGCTGGCTGTGCGCACCTGGTATCAGGCAAGCGAAGACATGAATGAGTACGGCGAGGAAACCGTGCGTATCAAGGGCGTTTACGCAACTGAAGTTGGCGACGATACGCCAATTTTAACCCGTCTGATGCAATGGAAGATTGTCCCGAAACGTGCCGTTGATTTGGGTTTTGAATTTAAGGACGCGTCTGCGTCCTCTCGGAGTTCTGTCAATAACTGTACGGGAGGTTTGAGATCTGAGGATTCAAATCCACCGGAAAGTTTCGAAAAAATCGACCTGGACGGCATGAGCAGGAAGGAGCGGCGTCAGCTTTTAAGCCGGATAAGAGCGCAGAAGCCAGAAAAGCGGCATCTGAAGCTGATGAGGTCTGACAAAATCGAAGTTGCGTGCGACAGCGTAATAGCCCAGGTGAAAGATTTAAGCGGTGAAACCATCAGCCGGGGGATGGCCGTGCGTCTGATTGGCGGCACGCAGACTAAAATCGCCGGTCAAATGTTCCGCAGCCTACCTAATGGAGAACTGGCCCGTCCAATACTGGAGCCGAAAAGGACTTTTGTATTAGAACGATTCAACCGTTTAGCAGAAAAGCACCGTACAAAAAGCGAATAATGTTGCGCTGCAATTGGAAAATCTTAAGTAGCTGGCACTCACATCACTAAGGTTACTGGCAAGCTTAGTTTTATGATGAGTCGAGGATAAAAATGTTCCTTATCAGCTAGATAAAAAATTAAATTGGGTGGGACATTTTTCTTCCTCAACCTGTAAATGCTGTGCTACTGTATAAATAGACAGTGTTTTTAGTGGGGAGGGCACATGGATAACGGTTTAAAAGAGCGAGTAATGCTTGAGCGGGTAGAGTTGATTGCGCGGCTTACTTCTGAAGGGATCTGTAGGGAACAGGATAGAGTGATCGCTTTAAATCTCATCGCTGAATTGGCACGTAACACTTCAATGGCTAATCAACAGTTTTCGGTCGTATTTTCGGCTGTGCCGATTGATAAATAAAATCGAGGCAGAGAAATGATGCGTATTGAAATCATGCTCGATAAGAATCAGAAAATCAGTCAGTCGGTGGTAGATGCTTTCCGGGAAGAAGTGCATAAACGTGTGACTGCGCTGTTTCCTGATGCAGTGGTACAGGTTCGCCAGGGTAGTTACACCAAAATTGAAATGCCAGGTGTGAAAGTCGATGAAGACCGGCGCAGGCTAAATGATTTACTTCAGAACGTCTGGGAAGATGACAGCTGGCTGCATTGATAACCGGGCTGATGCCAAAATCTTGATTTTGGCAGTGGCACGGTTGAACAACGAGCATTGCGAGGCGTTAGCAAATGGCCGGAAAAGATACTAATTATCAGATCGTTTACCGTGGGGATTACCTTGAGTACTTCCATTCTGGCGGCTGGGTATTCTTTCAGCGTCCTAAAGAGGCTGGCGGAGGATTCTGGCTCGGAAGGACTTACGTTTTTGTTTTTATGATCGAGTTACCGCGCCCTGTTTCACTTCGTGAAGGCATCATTTATCTGCAGCAGATGACCTATGGAGGTGCTGCTTCCTCAGATTTTTCGGGTGATGTAACCCGTAAATGAGCCATGCATGCATAACGTGCATGGATTCGCATTAATTTCTGAAGCACTGAAGCACCCTGCAGCGCCAGTAATGGCGCTGTTTTGCGAGGTGCATGCAACTGCATTAAAAGCGATGCACAAAGCGGGCAGGCGTGGCGGGGATAGCATTGCGCGCGAAGGACCATACATGTTTTTGATGCATGTACAGGGGTAAACAATGCGGTTACATAATAAGGATTTGATAAGAAAAAAGAGTCTCAATGTAGTTGGGATTTTTTTAACCAGCAGACACTATCGCTGTTTTATGCATTATAGATACAGAAGTTAACGACTTTGATCGAAAATACCATGTTAGGGCTTTTGTCGGTCGTAGTACTCGATTATTTGTAAGGCAACTGCTGCAACCTGCACCATTTCATCACGGCTAGTGCCAGCGCATTTCCCACCATAATAATCATGCAAAATTGCTTGGTTAAATTCACCTACTTCTTCACCCAATATCGAGGCCCACAAGAACGGGTTAAGATCCCGGTCAGCCCCCCATTTGGCATCTTGGCGATCCATTTCTGTAACTACATCTGCAAGTGCTTTTGAACTGGAATGTTTATCGCTCATTTTGACTCTTTAGCAAAGGGAAGTGAGGCAATCGTTTATCATCAAAATCATTATTAGTCTATATCTATAAGTGATATTAATGCTTTAAGAACCATATGATTTTTGCTATAAATTCATTTATACAACTTTTCACAAGCGATAAGACTTTGGAAATTTCTTTTCACAGCATGCACTTAAGAAATATTTGCCTTATCCAAAGTTATGCGGATGAAGTACTAGGCGCTGCTTTATCTGAAAAATTGATATCGCGCCTTTTTGATATCAAAGCAATAGAAAACGTGTGGGAGCTACCCGTCGGAAGACCTGTCCTTTGCTTTCAGCATGCCGAAGAATATATTATAATCAAGTTAGACTCTAAAGTTAGTATGGGTTTCATATGCGTTCACGCAAAACCTCCAAAAAATGAAGACGATTCAATAGATTGGAAGGCCGTAAGGCGCATCAAGTTAATGTTCATAGGTGAAGAAAAATGATTGGTACACTCGATTTTAGCCCTGACCGGGTATCGCCCCCGGGCGATACAATCATAGACCTGATGGATGAGCATGGGCTGAGCGATGAAGAACTGAGCAAAAAGATTGGCCTTCCTACTTTAAAAGGTCAGCAGCTTTTGCGTGGAGATATGCATTTAAACGAATGCATGGCATTAAGACTTCAAGATATATTTGATGTTTCAGTCGATTTTTGGCTTAAACGTGAAGGTGCATACCGTAAACATATTGAACATTTAAAAGCTGTAAATAAGGAATGGCTTGACTCGCTCCCAGTGAAAGATATGGTTAATTATGGATGGATACCCAAAGCATCAACGCGTGAACTAAAATTCAAACATTGCTTGGATTTTTTTGGTATTAACTCTGTAAATGATTTTACCCGTAAAATTAATAATGATGCCCCATTGGTCGCCTTTAGAAAATCACTAAGCCTTAAAACTGTTCCAATGGCAGATTTAGCATGGATAATAAAAGCAAAAGAATTAAGTAAAAGTTACACATGTAATTCATGGGATAAGGAAAATTTAAAGAGTTTAATTCCAGAGATTCGTCAACTTTCAAATGAGCCTGACTTAAGGAAGTTTATTCCGCAACTTAAAGAAATGTTTGCTCAGGCAGGAGTTTCATTTATTGTTTTGCCAACTCCTTCTGGGTGCCGTGCGAGCGGGGCAACATGTTTTTTCGAACCTGACCGGGCTACTATTATAGTAAGTTTTAGGCATCTCACGAATGATCATTTCTGGTTCACCTTATTTCATGAAATTGGACATTTGATTCTTCATGATGCGATTAACATTCGTATAGAAGGAGAAACAGAGCTTAGTTCAAAGGAAGAAGATGAAGCAGATCAATTTGCTGTTGATGCATTAATACCTAAGCATTTTCAGGAAAAAATTAAGGAATTTAGAGCTAAAGACTGGAAAGAGATAGTCCGTATTGCTAAAAAAATAGGTATCCCAAAAGGGATAGTTTTGGGACATTTACAGCATATTGGTAATATACCGTACTCTCACCTTAACCGACTTAAGGTGAGATACAATAAGGATGATTTGATCTAAGCTCTTTATCCCCCGAAATATTTATAGCTATCGGGGGATTTTTGCCAATTGCAAAGCGCATCTTCCAAAACCTGCATCTTTAGATATTCTATGGGTAGGATTTTTGAAAGCTGCGACAACTTATCATTCAAATCTAACACTGAATCAACCGCCCCTTTATTATTACTAAAAAGAAGTCTGCATCCTTTAATAGGACCAGTTGAGCCGTTCAAAAAAAGATGCCCCGGTTCCAAGCTTAGTAATTTTGTTTTTCTAAGCATAGTTAGATAATCAAACTTAGCTGTTCTACCGAAAGAAATAACACTTCTCATATTGGAGTATAATATTTCAAAGAGTAGGTCTGGACTGGTAGACATTGTTTCAGCCTCAGCAAATCTCGCTTCATGGCTTTTTGTGTTGCCAATGAATTCTATATATGACTTAAAAACCTTAGGTATTGAACGTCTTGAGTCATTTTTTAAGGTTTCATACTTACGATGATTGCCATATTGCCTTTCTTTGCTGTTAGAAACCAAAAATGGTGATGATTTTTTAAACCACTTTTCAAAATCCTCAAAATTACTAGTGATATGGTCCCAAGTCCACGTTATTGTACCAAGACCACTGTATATATCTCGGCATAATTGCCATTTTGTTTTGATGTTTTTTCCGAAATGAGTAGATAAAAAAATCAACCAACATGCTTCATCATAGCGACCTTTTTCGCTATGCAACTTTGCAGCAATGAGTGGATCAAAATAAATTGAGTTAGGTTCCATCCTAAGCTGGCTATAGTTATTTTTATCATTAATAGCTTCTATATATTTTATTCTACGGATGCTATCAATTAATTGCATGACAAATGTTTCGTAGTGGGCTTCAGAAGTCAGGCCCAACAAAGGATACTCATTTTTTGCGAAAGCTTTGAGGTCAGATACCAGTTTAGGAAGCTCATTATGCCTTCTCATTACTATTTACCTCCAAAAAATATTCTATATGAATCGTTTTTTAATTTTTCTATTTCGTTACGTGCTTCCTGTAAACCATTTTCACTTTTAAATAAATAGTTTATTTTTATCAATCTCATCAAATCTTTCCAATAATCATTTAATTTGTAATCATCAAGATTGAAAAACTTATCATTTCTTAAAAGCTCTTCCGCTTTAAGTATTTCAAGCCTGAAGTTTAAAGAATCAACTGCAGGCATCTCACTCATGATTGCTTCAGTACTCATGAAACCTTCTCTTTGTAAATCGGCTATTTTAGGAAGATCTGTTTCGTATAAATGCATGCTAGATACATAATGATAATATTTCCCTAGTCCACACTTGAGAATCTTGGCGATGTATTCTTGAATCATTGTAAATGCAAATATGTCATGAGTTAACCCCATAAATGCATCATTAGAACGCATATTTACAAAGAGATTTAACTTATCATCTCTAACTAGAAATTGAAGTGAAATTGTGCATGGGATGTCTTTATACTCTTTATCATCACCAGTTCTTAACGCCAGATCTGAAGCATCAAAAAGTTGTACTAAAGCTCTTCGGCTTGTTTTCTTATGACTTAGTTGAGCAATGATATTTTCTAATTGATTATGCTTGTTATGCATATTAAAGAGACGAGGGCCATACCCCCCGTGAATCCTGCCGTCATCTTCGGCGAATTTTTTATAAGCAGGGATATAATGTTCTATGAAAGTAAGTTCATTATCACCAGTTAAATACCATAGAAACTCGCCGAGGCAACTGATAATCTTACTCCTAGACTCAGTTCTACTAACGCGCTTAACAGGGTCAGTAAGAACTAAGCTAGCTCCAAGTATCTCTTTGGTATCGCCTTTAGACGCTTTAATTCTTGAACCATCTTTGATGATTGCCGCATGAACTTCCTTAAGAAGATCATCAATACAGTCTGCTTCTGCAAAGAATGTCATAATGTTACATCCTGTAAACTATTTAAGTTTACTTATTAACACCATCACATTGCGCAGTCAATCAGCCCTTACAAAAATCTTAGCGCACTTCAGTTTCAGTTATTTTCATACAAGCCTCTATATTTTAACTCTACACAAAAAAACTAAAATACTTATATAAAACAAATAAATACTTAGATATTGCAGCGCGATAACTCTTGATTCATTCTAATGAATAGTGGCGAAATTCAATCACTGTGCATCCTATCCAATCATTTATTTCTTTCATCCTTTCTTGTAGAGGTGTCAGTTCATTACGTACAAACACCTGCGCCGCCTTCACCGCATCCCCGAATCCGCCGGTGTTGTCCGGTATGATACCCATCATTTGAGGCGGTACGCGGTGCGCGCTTAACAGGTCATCGCGGCTGGCTTTCTTGATGTTAAAGAAATCGTCTTTCGTCGCCACTTCACTAAGCGGCAGGATCTTAATTCCATCCGGCTTTCCGTTCGGCGCGTACATGAACAGGTTACGGAAGTTACCCAGCCCTTTCGTGTCCCGCATCGCCTGGCGCATCCGGTCAACGTCGCTGCTGCTCTGCGCCGCATCGGTCATATACAGGATATAACCTGCGTGCGCGCCGTTCTGGTAATACTTGCGGCGGAACAGCGTCGCCGCCTCATTCAGCCAGGCGGAGTTAAGCGCGCTGAGGTATTCCGGCAGGCCGTAAAGCTCCTGATTAATATCCGGCTCCAGCAGGTGAAACACGCTGCCGGCCGAAAATTCGTGCGGCTCCTTCCAGTCATTCACAAACCAGTAAACGCCATCCTTCACGCCTCTGCGGGTGAATTTGGCCGGGGTGGTTTCAAGGCGCAGCGGCTTACCCAGGCCGTTACGGCGCAGCTCGGCAAAGGCGTTACCGAAAACCAGATAATCCAGCGCAAACTTGCTGAACTCCTGCTGACTCATCATCGGATGCGGAATAAACGTTGAGGCCAGAATGTTGCGCTTTACGTAAATCGGCGAGCTGTGATGCACAGCAGAGCGCAGGCTCTTAGCCAGCCCGCTAAAGCTGACCGGCGGCTCAAACCAGCGCCCGTTACCGATGCACTCGGCATAATCCAGAATGTCGCGTTTATCCATGACCGGCGTCGGATCGCCAAAGGTAAACGCCTCGGCGTGCTGCTGCGGTGCGGTAGCCTGTAACGGCTGCGCGGTGGCGGTGTGAGCCTTGCGGCCTCTGCGTTTGCTCATCAGTAAAATTCCAGAATTGAGGGATTAGCGCCGCCGCTGGCTGCGGTAAGCGGTTCGTTTAACAGTGCGTGCATGATTGCCCAGGCGACGTCGGCGTGGCTGGCCTCTTCGCTGCGGCTCGCCTCATAGGTTGAGCGGTTGCCGCTGGCCGTCATGGTTTTGCGGATAGCCATAAACGACTGCGTGATGTCCGTCGCCCCAGCGTCATACTCAAGCCGCCCGCTGCTGATGGTGTCTTTCGCCTTCAGCACCATTGCCGTTTTCACTTCCGGCGAGTATTTGATTTCGCGTGCGGCCGGGTAAAACTGGCGTACCAGCTGGAAAACACCCTGGCCGATGCCGGTGGCATCCACGCCGATATATTCAACGGTGTATTTTTTTGTTAAGTCCTCGATAGATTTCGCCTGCGCGGCAAAGTCCATGCCCCGCCACTGGTGGCGCTCCAGCACGCGGAATTTACCTCCCGCAACGAGCGGCGGCGCGATAACCGCACAGCCTGCGCTGTCGCCGGTGTGCGACGGGTCATAACCGATCCAGACCGGCCGGAATGAAAACGGGCGCGGCAGGTACGGGTTAAAGTCTTCCCACTCTTCCAGGCTGTCGATCATGCAGCTCTGCAGCTCGGCAAACGGGAACACGCTCGCGGCGTCGTCGACAAACTCACACATCAGCAGGTTCTGATATTCAGCCGGGCTGTATTCAAGCTGCAGCTGGTCAATGTCGAACAGGTTGCAGCCGCCGGTCAGCGCATCCTCAACCGTGACAATCTGCCTCCACTGGCCGTCACCGCACAGCGCGCCCTTCGCCAGGTGAGAATGCGACAGGTCTATCTCGATGCGATCATCTCTGCTGCGCCGTCCCTTGTTAAACAGCTCGCCTGACCAGAACGGATAGGCGCTGTGTGACAGGGCCGACGGCGTGGAAAAATAGGTCGTGCGCCACTTCTTGTGCAGCGACATGCCGCTGGCAACCTTGCGCAGCTCCTGGAATTTCGGGATCCAGAAATATTCGTCCAGATAGAGGTTGCCGGTGTAGCTCTGCGCGGTGCGCACGTTCGTGCCGAGGAATATCAGGCGCGCGCCGTTCGGCAGCACAATGGGATCGCCTTTCAGGTCAACGTCAGCCTGGCGGGCAAAGTCAATGATGTAGTTTTTAAAGACGTGCGCCTGCGCCTTACTGGCCGAAAGGAATATCTGGTTTCGCCCGGTGGTCAGCGCGTCTATCAGCGCCTCGCGGGCAAAGTAGAACGTTGCGCCAATCTGGCGCGACTTCAGGATATTGCGGATGCGGTGAGTCAGCCCGGCTTTATGCCAGTTGAGCTGATACTCAAAGCAGTCAGCCATAAACACGCCGGTGAGCTTATCTGTCTGTTCTTCGCTGAACTCATTCTTAACGACCGGCTGGCGCTCGCCTTTGTTGCGGTTGCGCACGTTCGGGTTTAAGTCGGCCTCGTTGCCGCTGCTGCGGTAGCGCTCAACGCGGGCAAGGCGCTCAATCTGACGGCCGAGCGCGTCTATCTCTTTGTAATCACCATTCCCCTTTACCTCTTTCATGATGAGCTGAATCAGCCGGGCTTCCATGCTGGATTCCACGCGACTGATGGGCGCAACGTTGTCCCACGCGTCGCGCAGCTTCCAGCTCTGCACGGTTGGCGTTTTCTGTCCGAGCGTCTCCGCAATCTGGCGCACGGAATAACCCTGCCAGTAAAGCAGCGCGGCCTGACGGCGCGGATCGCTGATGATGGTTGTCGGTGTCATATTCATACCGGCAAGGCTACCGGTGCCGAAAATGGCGCGCCTGCTGTCCCTGTTTGCTGATGCATCAGCGGGCTGGCATTCGTTGAGGGATTGTGTGGCGACGGGGAAACTGGCCCCGAACCGACCCAACACCTGACCGGAGCCTGATTAATGGCAGCAATCAAAGCAAAGCGTTTTCGTATCGCCGTTGAAGGCGCAACTACCGACGGCCGTGTCATTTCCCGCGACTGGATTTCGCAGATGGCGAAAAACTACAGCCCGGAAATGTACGGCGCACGCATCAACATGGAACACATCCGGGGCTATGCCGCTGACAGCACGTTCCGCCGCTTTGGTGACGTGACCGCCGTCGAGGCTGAAGAAATCGGCGAAGGCCCGCTCAAGGGCAAGCTGGCGCTGTTTGGCTGGATTGATCCGACGCCTGAGCTGGTTGAGCTGACCAAAGCGCGCCAGAAAATCTACACCTCCATTGAAGTTAACCCGGAGTTCGCCGACACGGGCGAGGCGTATCTGGTCGGCCTGGCCGTCACCGATGACCCGGCAAGCCTCGGCACGGAAATTCTGAGCTTCAGCGCCACGGCCAAAGCCAATCCGCTGGCGTCCCGCAAGCAGGACAAAGACAACCTTTTTACCGCCGCTGAAGAAACCGTAATCGAGTTTGAGGAAGTGGCCGAGCCGTCACCGTCCCTGCTGGCGCGCATCTCGGCGATGTTTTCTGCCAAAAAGAAAACCGATAGCGAGCAGTTTGCCGACGTCAGCGCGGCGGTAACGGCCGTCGCCGAGCAGGTGCAGCTGAACGCGGAGAGCCAGACGCAGGAGCTGTCGGCGCTGGAGCAATCCGTCACCGCACGTCTGGAGGCAATTGAGCAGCAGGCCGGGGAAGACCGCGCCGCTTTCGCTGCATTGCAGGGCCAGCTTTCGCAGACCGACGGCAGTTTTACCCGCCGCCCGGCGGCAACCGGCAGCGATCCGAAGTCCGGCGCGCAGACCGACTGCTAA